TTGGGGTCATACAGCGCGGTCAGTCATAGCCCGTCATGCCAGAGTAAGGCCGCAAGGTCCCCAGCTTTTGCACCAGGGTGCCGTGTACCGGGATCACCGCGACCGGGCCGGCCATGTCGTAACCGTTTTCGTTTTTGTCCCGGGCGCTGTAGTTGTAGCCCTCATCATCCATCATCAGCGGTTTTGCCATGCTGATCGGATCGCCGCCCAGGCTGCGCAGGGAAGACACCCCCATTCGCTCGGCAAGCGCGGCCATGATCACTTCGGCCTTTTCCGGGCGAATAGCGACAGGGGTGTTAAACATTCGTTGCGCCAGGTGGCCAAGTCGCATTATTGCGCCTCCGGTTTTTTGTCTACCTGGCTCGCAGGGACAGGCTGATTTTGATAGACCTGCATCCCGGCCCAAGTAGGGGGGACCATGTCCAGCTCTTTAAATTTGGCGATTTCTCGGGCGCGCTGTTCTAGGACCTCTTCGTAATCCAGATCCTGTTCCTGCGTCTCGTGTTGCAGGGTCGATAGGCCCGCATCCATACCCAAGACAGCACCCTGTTTCTCGGCAACCGGATCAATCCAGCCCCGTGGCGGTTTCATCCAGACCATGCGCCCATATTCAGCACGGGCCAGCTCAAAATCTGGCGCGCCCCGGGGCAACGGGTACTCGTCTACGTCGCGGCTTTCTTCATGCCAGCCATTAACCACCGGGCTGGCAAAACGATGGGTGTAATCGTAGTGACGCCGGCCCATAGTTTTATAAGCCTCCAACATCGCGGCGCGCGCGCTGGAATAGTTCACGTCCGACCAGTTGTTAGAAAGCTGTTGCGCTGACAACCCGGTCTGCGCCGCGAAGTTGCGCAGGAACGTATTTTGAAAGCCGGCGAAATTGGCATTTGGACGGGTCGACGCGACCGCGTTAATTTTCTCGCCAGGAAACAGGATTGGAACGCGGACACCGCCCAGGGACGTGCGGCGATCCTTGTGGAACTCGGCGCGTTCTTCCTGGTAAGCCCCTAACCCCGACTCGACTTCGTCGCCTATGGCTTCCTCGACCAGCGAGTGGTCGTATGGGCTTTCGATATAGGCACCGAAAACAGCGTTAACTACCGCCGCGTCAAGCTCTACGCCATCCATCTTGGCTAACATTTTCATGCGCGTAAGGATGGGAGTGAAAATCCCGGTACCGCCCTTGTGCTGGCCGGCGCGGTCGGGGTCGAAGTCGTGAATGATCACCGGGCGACCCCATGGCGTTTCACGCGGGATCAGATCCCACACCTGGCTGTCAGCAGCCGACCACCAGTCGCCCTGGTGCGCGCGGCGAATGTGATAGGCCGTCGCGGCGCCGAAGGAATCAACCACGACACCGCCGCGCATGGTCTGCGTATCAAACTGCAATTGCGGATTGGATAAGCGGTCAGGGTCGATCAATTGAAGCGCCGTGGCGTAGTTCGCTCGACCTGGCCCCATTCGTTCTGGAATCCAGACCAACTGGGCCAGCGCGTCACCGTCGATAATCTTGTGACGGAACGCCAGGCGCATCAGCTGGATAACCGTTTGATGTCGCTGGGCGTCGGCATAGTTGCCCGATCCCTCGGCCCAGGTCCGGTAATTGGCCGCCAGTACCTGGGCGTATTCATGCGCCCAGGTTGAATCAAACGCCTTAATCCCGGTGCGCAGCGCTAAAGCCTTGTAATCGGGCTTAAACATTGGCCGGAAGTTACCGCCAATCTGGTTATCGAGAATCCGCGTCACCGCACCGGACGCCCAACCGTCATTGCGCACCAGGTCACGCGCCCGGGCGGTGATCCGGTCGCGGTACATGTTGCGCTCGCCATCCGGCGACGCTAGATAGGGGTTCCAGTCTGCAACATGCTCGCCCACATATCCGGCCGCGTCATACGGCGTTCTACTGCCATGGGCCAGGCCTTGGGCCTTGGTGGGTGTCGTGGGTGGCAATGGCTGGCCGTTGGCCCCCAGGATTCGTACCGGCCCCATCAGAACACCGGCCGGATAGGCGCGCGCGCTCGCGGAGTAATGCCCAGCTGTTGCTGTAGTGACCGGATCAGGTTTTGCAGTGCGCCCATGTCGGCCGGCGTGTAGCTAACCGTACGACTACCAGCGCCCTGGGCATAGGACGCGCTAACCACCTTGGCGCCGGTTGAAAGCTCGACATAGGCATTTTGGGCCGCTGCCAGGTCGACTTGCAGTTGAGCCACGGGCCGGCCAGCCAGAAGGCCAACCGAAGGTTGAGAAGAACGGCGCATAAAGCCCCCCATAGAAAAACCCGCACAGCGGCGGGTTTAGGTTGTGTGACCAGTCACGCCAGGCGACTGGCAGTCGACCGGCGTTTTTTCGGCGATACCGGCTCAGGCGCAGCGACCGGAACCGACTCGGCAACCAGGGCAAGGTCTTGGGCATCTTGACGGGCAATGGTCGGGCCAATGGTCTTGGCCATGGCCAGGGCTTCGGCGTTGAGTTTCAGGCCCATATGCAAAAGGCCCTGTAATGCCGCATAGCTGTAAACGCGGCAGTCCAGCGCCTCGTTAGCCAGGCCTGGACGGGGTTCCCATACGCGGTATTTCCGGCCGGCCTTGAACTTGACCACAGACCTTTCGGCGGTCAGTTGCTGGAAATAACCCAGGTCGCGGGTAGTCGGGAAGTGCATGTACCCGGGGCCGGGCGTTTCTTTCTGCAGGCGGCTGGCTATGCTGTCTTTTGCCGCGTTGACGCCAATAATTACAGGCCGGTATGCCGCCTTGTTTCGGGCGTTTGGCTTCTTGACCGGCCAGACTGGCGAGCGCTGGCCAGCCTGGGCTGATTCGCCTTTGATTGCCCACACACGCCGGCCTATTCGCGCCTTGCAGAACTTGTAAACCTCTTGCGTGTGGTGGCCGCCAGAGTCGATACAGACCCCTTTCGCCGCGAATGCTCGACCATCACCGCGATACAAGAGCCGCTTTAGGTGGGTATCTAAGCGGGCTTGTGTATCCGGGTCGGAAAACTCACCGTCGATCACCGTGTAGTCGAGTGACCATGATTCCTCATTGAGCCCCCAGCCCACCGTTTCAACCTCCAGGCGGTAATCCTGGACGTCCACGCCGATGGTAATAACCGCGACCCAGTCGGGAACCTCGGCGGCCCACACTTCGCAACGGCTTATAAGGGCCTCTACGCGAATCTCCTTACCTGCGTGTTTGCGGTAGGGCAGACCCATTTGCGTGTTGTACCAAACCTGCAATTTGTCTTCGTTGCCCTGGGCCTCGATCCACTTACGGGCAATGTCCGCCGGTTTGTCCTTTGACCAGGGACTAAATAGTTTCCCCGCTTGAAAGCCGGCATGCTCGTTACTGACTGGCAGATCACCGCAGGTCGGACACTTGGCCATATAGACGGCGTGTCGGGGGCTCTCGCTCCAGGTCCACACCATATCAACGGCCGAGGCGTCACCCAGGCCGACGGCAGCCTGGTACATATCAAGCGGTACGTGATGCTGTTCGCAGCAGTCAAAGGGCCGTGTCTGGTGCCAGCGGGCCGTTCTAAGCGCGTTGAGTCGATCCCCCTCCGACCAGACAACACCGCAGCCCTCACAGTGAAGCCTGGCGGTTTTGGTCAGATGCGTTTCACCCTTCTTTTCCCACATGACATGCTTGAAAAAGTCAGGGAACTGACGGTGGCCACAATGCGGGCACGCTAGGGACGCCCGACGCTGATCCGACGCCTTGTAACAACCCTCGATCCGGCTTTCATCCTCGACCGTGGGGGAACACACCCGGATCGAAAGCGAGTTGGCCCCGAAGGTGGCCATGCGTTCCTCGGCAATACCGATGGGGTCGCCTTCGCGGGTAACGGGGTATTTATCGACCTCGTCTGATAGCAAAATCCGAATAGGTCGACGCGCCAAGTTGTCGGGACTACCAGCGCCGGCCAGGGCCAGGAAGCCCCCCGGAAACGCCTTATACAAAAGCGTGTCGTCACCCGACCGGGTTTTAACATCGCCGATCAGAGCGCGCAGAACGGGCGTCACACGAATCAGGGGGCTGATCCGCTCTTTAGAGAATTGTTCGGCGGCCGCTTCTTTAGGCTGCAACAACAGGATAGGGCAGGGGTCTAGGTGGGCAAAGTAACCAAACACGTTTTCCAGTAACGCGGTCTTGAGCAACTGCGTGCTAACCATCACTGAGATAACGTGAACACCGGATTCTGTAACGGCCATCATTGGGCCGCGCCCAATCTCTACTGTTGCCGTCTCCCAGTCGCCCGACGTGCTGCCAGCTTCTTTTGCCAGCTTTCGATAGTCGTCGGCCCATTGCGGGACGCTGATTCGCGGCGGCGGCGTCCAGCCACGGCGCAGGCTTGAAACCAGGTGATCGAACTTTTCTTTAGCCGAGCGATATTTCCGGCTCGCCGAGCTGGCTAATGTGCTTATGGACATGCTCGTTTAGGATCTCTACGACTTGATCCGCCTCGACATTGAGCGTCGCAGCGATCAGAGGGCCGACCTTTGCAGGCCAGTTAAGCCAGGAATCCCGCTGGGCGCGCGACCCCTCAAACAGCACTTTTTCAACCAGGGCCAGGTCGACAATCGACCCGGCTTTTTCTTCGTATTCCAACTGGCGCAACTTCGCCAGGTAGTTTTCCTTTACGCGCTTGGCTTCGTTTAGGTCGAGGTTCGCGGCGCCGCTGGACACAAATTCCTGGGCCTCAAATTCCAAGGTTCCAGGGTCCGGCGCGGGCTTGTTTCGGGGGGCACGGACAGCGGGCGTTTTGTTACCCGTTTTGTTACCCGTGCTGTTACCTGGTGCAGACTTTTTTCTGTTACCCGGGCTTTCGTTCGCCTCGTTTTGGGTAACAGCCGGCAGGCCGCCGACACGGTATTTTTTTAGCTGTTTTTTTGACGCTTCCACGTCGACCAATTCACCGACGAAAACCAAATAATTCTTGGCCTTCCAGCTGGTAACGGTCTTGCGAGAAACGCCAAGCAATCGGGCGAACTCAGATTGTTTGACTTGGGCCATGATTTAACTGTTACCCAATTTTCAAAACCTTTAGCTGGGGGCGCAGCGCGGCGCGCAATGCCCACGCTGCATAAAGGCCCAGGAGGGACCCAAACAAGGGGGGGGGGTGCTATAGCCCTCCTACCCTCCCTTTCAGGCCCTCCCAAGCCAGCTGGTAACGTTATCCAGCGCCGTGCCACGGCCGTCCTTTAGGACCTCGGTGGGTCGCTCACGGGGCCGGCTGGCAGGCCGGCGCACTCCGGGCCAGTATTCAGTCACACCGCTGGCCAGCGCTCCCACTTTTCGCGTGGGATAAACGATCACTTGCGCCCGTGATTCAGGAAAAACGCTTGCTTACTTCATGGCAAAACCCTCGGGTGGCATGGGATAGCGCGCGATCAGCGACGGCGCGTCATAGAGAACGTATTGCGAAAGGTCGCGCGCGCAGCTGGTGGCCGGGGCGACACCCGGGGCGAACTGGGCGGCGCCTGGGTAGTAGGGGCAGGCGGCGACGAATGAATGACCGTCGTGTGACTGGTAACGGCCTGGCCGCCGTTGCCACGGCCCGCCGAACCGAGGGCATAGCCAAGTGCGCCGCCCAGTAGCATGTCTTTAGTGGAATCATGCTCAGGCTGGGCGACCACTACCTGGCCCGCAGGCTGGCCGGCAGCAACAGCGGCCGGCGCCTGTACCACCTGGCCAGGTACTGCGCGCTCGCGCTCGATCACCGCACCGTTATCAACCGGCCCAGCGAGCTGGCCAACATCGGCGACAGCTTCCAGGCGATAAGCCTGCGCAGGATTGTCGATCACCGTTTGCAGGACCAGGACCAGGGCACAACAGCCGACAAACAGACTGGCAAACGTCTTACCAACCGGCGCCAAATTGTCATCGACCAACAATGAAATAATAGTGATAACAGCGGCCAGGGACATGACCCCGGCCAACAACAATATAAACCCGTGCAAGTTAACCACCTTGTTTAAATAGCAACCGAGACGCCCAGCAAGAACGCTAGAGCAATTAAATAAAACGTGTGATAGTCCATGCCTTATCTCGCGCTTGATAGCGCCTTACTAACAGCATTAGAAAACACCTGGTCGAACCGCCTGGACACCAGGGCGGCCGCTCGACTTCTATAGTTAAGTTTCTTCGTCACCGGCAGCGCATCGCCGAATCGAATAACTAACTTTAAGTGCGCAGCTACCTTCATTGACGCGGCAGCGCGGCGCCGGTGTTGCGCGGCAGTCTTGGCGGCCGGGATACGCTGCCAAACACCGTTTACTGGCCCTTCCTTGGTCTGGACAGGACCGATGAAAATATCTGATCGGGCCTTGAGGCGGGCCAGGACACCACGCGGCAACTGGCCATTGGCGTTTAACTTGATGTCCTTTGGGTTCAGCAATGCGCGGCCCGGTAGAACGTGGTTCCCGCCATCCTCGTAGGGTTGCAGGTAGCGCGCAGCAATCGGCTTAACAAAGACAATGGCCGTCAAATTGTCCTTACGCGCACCGCGCATACCCACGGCATTTTTTGTAAATGCCTTGGGCTTGTTGAATGTGTGGCCGATGTTTTCCGACTCATCGGCCATTACTTCTTTTGCAAGTTCGGTCAGAGCAATAGCCGTGGCGAACTTTAATTGCTTACTTACCACGCCAGAGAGCTGTTTGCTGATTTCCTTGATATTAGATCGTAGTGAAATATTAAACAGGTCAGGCATGGCAATCTCAGCAAGCTATCAACCTTGCTTATCAACCTTCGATTTAACAGCATCTTGCTTCGCCCGATAACAGGCAATTACAGCGCTTTCATCTATGGCGTAATTAACAAGGTCGCTAACAGTGTCACCCTCCATCCAGGGCGACGCGCATGGCGTTAACAGCGCGTCAGGGATGGACAGGTTTATTACTTGAGTTTGGATCAGCGGTTGCTGCTGATCGCGGGAACAACTGCAAAGTGCCAGCAGGCAAGTGGCTACTAAGCAGCTCTTTTTCAGCAGGTGTCGCATTGGCCACCACCTTGGCGAACGTATTACGTTTGGTCGCTCGGTCATCGCTGATCAGTTGCAGCTGGTGCGCCAGGGCTTCTGTACGGGCGGCATCGGCGACGCGGTCGGCCTGCAATGCCGCCAGGGCGGCGACCTGCGTCTGGTTGGCGGCCTGGGCCGTCAGCAGATCCGCATGATCCCGGACCTGGTCAGCCGTCAGCTTGTGCAGCTCGTAGCCGAAAAAGCCCAGGATTCCCAGCAGCAGTACCGCGCCAAGGACCGTTGCCAGGACCGTCCGCATTACAGCTTTGCGACCAGGGCCTGGGCGCGGGTCTTGACCACGTCAAAAGCGCTCTCAAAGTCGTGACCCAGGGCAATGGCCAGGCTCATGGCTTCTTTGAAGACGGTAGCGAACAATTCCACACCATCGCCGGCAAGGGCCTTGATGTTTTCCAGTTCGCTGCCTTCTTCGTCTTCTTCTTCGTCCGCCGCTGGTACGGCGGCAGCGGTCGCGGCGGTTTCACCAGCGGCAGCCGGTGCAGCAACGGCAGCAGCAGCGACCAGCGAACCCAGGACGATTGCAGAATCAGCCGGGGCAACGGTTTCGGCGGTGCCGGTTGCAGCAGCTGCGACAGAAGCCGACTCAGCGGCGTCAGGCGCGGCGGTGGAAACAGAAACGTCAGCAGCAGCAGAAACGACAGTACCAGTCGAAACGCCGGTATCCACGGCGGCAGATGCGTCGGTGGCGGTGTCAGTAGTTGGCAAATTGATAACCCCTTTAATTGCGGTTTTGATGAATAGAGCGCGGATCAGCGCCCATAGGTTGGAAAAGCTCATTGATTCAGCTCACAAAGCCAGCGCTCGACATTGCGCCGCGTAACGATCCCCGCGCAGCCGGACCCGGCCGCCTGGCAGTCGTGCCCAGCTGCGTAGTGATATAGCGATATAGCCGCGCAGCCCCGCACCGGATCACCAGCGTTAAGGCCGCGTCGCACAGAGGATTTACCTAGCGTCCCTTGGCCCAAGTTCAACGTAAAATCGACCAGGGCAGCTTCCCGCGTGATGGGTAGCGGACCTGGTATCAACCGCTTTACGGCCTGGTCAGCGGCCTGAATGTCGGCCGTTAGATAGGCCGTGCATTGCGCCGGGGTTGCCCGCTGGCCCTGGTGAACATCGCCGGTATGCCCATAACAGATGGTCCAGACACCGCCAATGTCTCGATAGGCGTCATACCGCACGCCTTCAAAAAATTGCACCAATGACAGGACCATGGCCAGAACACTGCTACCCACGGCCAGGACCAGGCCCCGGGGTAGCTTGATCATTTCCACCACTGCGCACGCTGCCATGGCTTAGAAGAAAGCCACGGCAGCCACTGTTTACGAATGTGGTTAAGAATAATCAGCACGGTGTAAACGATGGCCAGCACAGACGCCCAGGAACTAAGCGGCAGGCCAAAATAAAGTGTTTGCGCCGCGACATAGACAGGCGGGGCGGCTTGGGTCGCGCCCTTAACAAGCGCAAGGGCTTTCGACATTGGGTAAACCTCAGACAAAAAAAAGCCCGGTCAGGGGGGACCGGGCAAAGACAGTTCATGGCAAGCAGGAAAAGCAGTTGGAGCGAAACAAAACTAGAGAAAAACCGGCCTGGGTGGCCGGGTCAAGCAGGGCGACCAGGGAAGGTCAGAGGGGAAAAACAGTCCGCGTTCTCGGTGGATTCACCACGCTAGACAAAATCTTATAGGACGTGGCCACGGCCTGTCAAACTTTTAGTAAATATTTCAGTTAACTATTTGTTTTGGCCTTTTCTTGGCTCATTGTGACCAGTCACAGCATCAGGCTTGCCGGCCCACGGGTGAACCAGCAAGGCGCCTCGCCTTTAAACAAGCCCTGGCAGCCCATTGGCAATGGCTTATTGCACTGGCCGCAGATCGTGCCTTGTATCTCGGTCATCTGTGCCACCAGGCGCTCATAGTCGCGGCGAACCAGCGTTAGCACGTACTCGCTCAGCTCGTAGGGTTCGGCCACACCACCACGAACAATGCAGCCAAATCGCGCCAGGTCTAGTTCCCGGGCCGAAAACCTTATCTCCTTGCGCTCTACGCCCATAGCCATATCGCGCAGCCGCTGGGCCTCCTTGCGGATGGCCTCCGGCGTACGCGGGTCTACTTCAACCGGCGGCATCATTGCAAAGCACCCCAGCGGCCACGCGGCCCCTTTGCGGACTTCAACACCTCGGCGCTTTCTGGCTGGATAAAACAGTCCTGGATAACGGTCGGCTCTATACCTTGCAACACCAGCTGGCCGACCAGGACCCGCACGGCATCGCCGGGAACACTCGACCCGACGTATAGCAATACCGGGCCTCTCAACCCGGCCAGGGCGCGCAGATTAACCACGGGGGGCCGCCTGGGCGCCCTGGTAGCTGCGCAGTAGATGGGCCAACGGGTAGCGGATCGAGTCATGTACATAAATCCAATGCAGCGTTGCAGCGTCGAACCCGTCGGCAACCTCAAGCGCCTTATAAATCTCCAGGGCGAAAATAGCCTGGCCGGGGCGCGCGTCCTTATCAACGGACAGGCTAGAAACAGAAAACGTATTCGTCACGTAATCAACCCGATGGTGCTGGCCGTCCATTGGGCCGCCAATGAATACAACGCCTTGAGAGCGGCGCGCGCGATCCGCATCACTCATGGGTAGCCCCTTCGGCCGGGACCACCGGAACGGACAGCAGTCGGCTTACCTCGGCAAGCAGGCCCGCGCGGTATTGGCCAAATGTCTGGAACGTCAGCGCGTGGCTGTCGTCGGCAATGAGACGGCCCAGGGCGCGCAAATTAGCGCAGTCGGTCGCCGCCATGCCCATCACTTCGCGGCCGGTCATGGTTTCACCTTCGCAGCCAATGCCGCCTTTAAACGGGAAACCTCAGCATCCATAGACTTATTGGCCGCCTTGGCCTGGGCCTCAACCGCGCGGCGACTGTAGGTGAAGTCACCCGGAACGCGGGCCAGGTGCGCAGCCAGATAACGGCGCGGATACGGGCCAGAACCCATCGGGCTTGGGTGCGGCAAGGCGTCAGACATGACGCGAACGGCCCCCACCACATAGCGGCGTGAACTGTTAGACAAAGGGTGCGCCAGGTAATAAAGGGTCTGGCCAACCCGTAAGTTTTTGTCTGTAGGCTTGCGTTTCATTGGGACCCCTTAGCAGAGGCGGAACCAAATAGTTAACCGCCGATTTACACATAGTGTATTTGCTCGCTAAGGGTTAATACAACTTCCTCTTATGCTAGGGAAGCGGGAAAAAGGCTCTAGGCCTCGCCGTCCGTGGCGTTGGGCCTTATGAGTTATTCCGCGCGTCTATCGAATGTCTATGCGTGCAGGGCGGCAAAACCTCGATCATCCAACCAGGCGTTCCAGCGTTGCAGGCCGTCGCGCTTGCGTTCCTCGGCATGGGTATGGATGTAAGCCTGGTTAACCCCCTTGACCTTGTGATTTAGCATCAGGTCGATAATCAGCGTGTCTACGCCAAGATCCAGCCAGGTCGACGCGGCCACTTTTCGCAGGTCGTGACTTGTCCACTCACCAGCACCCAGGCGCGCGAACAACTCGGATGCGTGACGTTCGGTAATAGCTGTTTTTGAGCGCTTGCCAGGAAACAGGAACGCGCCGCTGTAGCCCATGGCCATTTGTTTGTTTCGGTAGCGGTCAAGAAAGGCCAGCACTTGCGGGGTAAGGGGTAGGTTATGGGACACCCGGGTTTTTGCTGTCGCCTGGGGGATGTGCCAGGTTTGGCCGTCAAAATGGCTCCACTTGGCCTGGCGGGTTTCTCCAAGCCTCGACCCATGGGCCAGCATCATTACAGCCAGCGCTGTCTGTGACGGGTCACGCTCCCAGTTATCCACCAGGGTCGCAATCAGGGCCGGCACCAGGGCGGCGCGCAGGCGCGAATCTTTTGCAGTGATCTTGGTCGGGATAAAGTCAGTAAACATCAGCCCGGCCAGGGGGTCGTCTTCGATCATGCCCGCCTTCTTGGCCCGCTTGGTGATCATTTTCAGGGCTTGCCAAACTAGCCTTACATGCGGCAATGAATAGCGCGATTGAAGCGGCCACAGCAATTGGCTGTCGAGATTCCCACGGGTTAGCTCGACCAGGTCAAACCCCCCTAGCATGGGCCGTAAGTGGCACTTGATTGCAGAGCGTACGGTGTCTTTTCGCTTGGTCGATAGATTGCGATCCAGGACCATACGGCCCTCGTACCAGACTAAAACGTCATTCAGCACGCGATAAGTACCTACCGCCGCGCTGCCAGTTTTAGGATCGGCATACAGACGGCCCATGATTGAAGAAAGGGCCGCTTTTAGGCCTTTAGTAGTCAGTGCGGGAAAGGTCCCGGCTTTTCTCCAGACGGGTCGACCTTCAATGCTTTTGACGATATGCCAGGACCCACCGAGGCGCTTTTTGTCATAGCGAAAACGGTAGGGTAAGCGGCTGTCGTTTAGCTCTCTGATTTCAGGGTTTTCAGCGTGCCGACGGATAGCCGCGTCGGATATTTCAAGGGTAAGGGTTGCCACGGCGGGGTTTCCTCTTTGAAGCGAGCCGACAGCCAAACAGCGGACGGCCGAAAGCCGCCCAGCAGAACGCCAGGCAGCGGAGTTTGTTAATTTCTACAAAACTACAATTCTATAAAGATAGAAAAGCAGACATATACAACCCCCGTTGCGGGGGCTGACTCAGGCGTGGGGTCGAAGGTCAGGGCGCAGCTTTAGGAGGGGCTTTAGTTTGCGCCGGGCCAGAGGGACTTGTGCGGCCGAACCTTCCAGCTCTAAAAACTGGCGGGCTCGCTGCTCGCCGTGTATGGCCTTGATTGCGGCAAGCGGCACCAGGTGCGCGCGGTGCGCCCTGAAAAAAACCCGCTCCATATCCTTTTCCAAAGTGGTCAGCGACTCATGCAAGATCAACATTTTCTCGCCATAGTGCGCCAGTGTGAACTTGGCGCAGGCTTCAAGGCGATGAATGTCAGTCACGGGCACACTTTTCGGCGATTTACCGCCGTTGGTTTCCGTCAGTTCTGTGCGGGCCATTATGGTTTCTCCCGGGGTGCCAGGGCGGCTGTCAGCGCGTCATTAATGATTTTTTTCGCTTCGGCCAGGCGGCGCCGGTAAGTGCGATAACTGATCCCCATCGCCTCGGCCATTTTTGCTTGGCTATTGGTGCGGGGGTCGAAGCCTTTAATGCCACGGCGCGTGGCCACCTGGTGCGAGCCGGCGCCGAACTCCAGGCGCAGAACATCGGCGCGCAGCTGGCCCAGGGCGTCAGTGGCAAACATGCGCAACACACTGGATTCAATAATGGTTTCGATAACGTCGGCCGGGTCAGTTGAGCCGCTACCGAACACTATATGGCCCTTGCCATCCATCCAGCGGGCCAGCAGAGAAGGCGCGGCGCTTTCCTGGCCGCCTGATACCACCCAGCGCGCCCAGTCGTTTAGGCGGCGCTCCAGGCGCCCAGGGCGAGCGCTCAACGCTCACCCCCAGCCAACAGCGACACCTTGTAACCCTTGCGCGGATCTTTGCGACACTCCGGGTATTTGAGCGCGGCGGGGCAAAGGTACTGGCCTAACACCCGCTCAGACCTGGCGCACCCGCCGCAGCCGAGGCTATGCAGCTCGTCGCGCTCAGCGATCCGTGAGGGGTCGCCGTAGGCATGCAGTGGCAAGGCCATTAGCGTGTGCGCCCCAGGCTCAAAAGCAGCTCGGAATAGGCTTCCAGTGGGTCCAGATAATGCCGATCGCCACCAGCACGGGAAGTCACCGGCAAATCATCCGAACGGATAGGGATCACGTCCGACGGCTCGCCAGAAACGTGCATCAGTCGGCCGCCCCGGGCGCGAATGGCGTGCGCTTCCTCCAGGGTCAAGACATGGGGAATCAGCAGGCCCGCAGCCTTGACCTTGGCGCCCAGCCCTTGCAGCACTACAGCCAGCTTTTCGGCACGGGCTGGGCCATCCAGGCCCGGGCGCGGGGCAAGATTGTAGGCGCCCAGGTCGGAGCCCGCAGCGGCCAGCATCACACGGGAGATTTCTTCGCGGGACTCAGGCGAGCCACCAAACAGACCGATAAGGATCATTGCAATACCTTTGAAAGAAGGGTGCCCAGGGCGGGCAAGTAAGCGAGCGCCGATCAGGCGCGGTTATAGGCTTGTGCGACCCGCGCGGCCCGTACCTGTTTCCAGGCAGCGTGTAGGCCGTTAGGGGTTAAATCGGGGACTTGCGCGGCCAGCTCGGCCGCCTGTTGCATTTCTGCCAAGGTGACGTTGGACGCACACCAGCGGCGAAACAATTCTTGAGAATCGGAGTCAGTTACACACCAATTTGGCGCGGCCAGCTCGACGGCCATCCAGTCGGCCCACTGGGTTGCCTTGGTAAAGACCACCGTTGCGGGGTCAGGCTTCGCCAGGAGAAATTGCAGTGGCTGGCCCATGCTAAGCATCAGCGGGGCCGATACGCCTTCGGCCTGGCTTGCCCGAAAGGCTCCCAGCTTATCCAGCACAATCAACAGTTCGTCGAATTGGTCGCGGGTACAAGCCAGGGTAGAAAGCCAGTCAGACCAGCTCATGGCGACCTGGCCGGCGTCGGTGCATTCCTCAACGATCTTTATCAGCCGGGCAAAGCCAACAAGGCCCAGGCGACTGATCAGCGCTTGCGCGGTTGAGTTTTCCGAAAGCTGGTGATAGATAAAAGTGGCCATTTGGTCGTCAGAAATTTACAAATTGGTTTGTGATTAACTAATAGTTAAATTTATATCTGAATAACCGGACACGTTCAACAAAATCGTTAAAAAATTTACCGTTTGGATTGTAAATCCTTGAAAAGTTAACTGAGAGTGTATTAATTATGCGTATATTGACAAACACCAGCACTCCCAACGCAATGATCCAAACACAAGGACTCTAAAAACCCATGGATATCCGTAAAGAGATTGCCAGACGCCTGCGCGCTCGCCGCCACGAACTCGATATGACCGTGGGTCAGGTTAGCGCGCGCATGCCTTCAAAACCGAGTGATCCGCGTTACAACCATTGGGAAAAAGGCGAGCGCCTGCCCAAGATGGAACAAATCCTGGAACTGGCCGACGCCCTGTCGGTTTCGCCAGCTTATTTGTGTGGTTTTACCCAGGACATGAAAGACCAGGACAGCGAATCGCGACACTATGCGATTTTGGAAAACGCCCCTATTTCCCTGCCTTCTGGCGATGTAGTAATGCTTCCTACCGACCGCTCTATTCAGTTCAATTTGGACGATATCCAGGCGCACGGGCTCAAGCCAGAACGGCTAATTCTTCTGGTAGCCAGCGATAAAAGCATGGCGCCGGTTTTGAGCGAAGGCGACCGCGCACTGGTCGACCGCGAGCAGCGCATACCAGAAGTACGTGACCTTTTTGCGATCTTGGTCAGGAATAAAGTGTGGTTTCGCTGGATTTGCCCTGAACTAGACGGTAGCTTTACTGTCACCGCCGAGGATGGCGAGCAGCAGCGCGAAACCAGGATTGAAGCTCAAGCCCTTGATTCGTTGTGCATTATTGGCCGTGTGACAAATATTTCACGCTACCGATAAGCCAAGGCCCCGACTATGAGGGGCTTTTTTTTGGGCCTGTAGTTAACTTTTAGTTCCAAAGTACACATTTTTTGCAAGGGATATTTACTAAATGCGAGACAATCAAGTCATCACAGGCGACGTACGCGCCTCCGCAGATTTTAATGATGCAAGCCAGAAGCACCTGACAGACTGCCTGACACACCAGCAGAGCTTGACGGGTGTCCTGGGGAAATTGTTTACCTCGGCACTAGACCAGGGCCAGGCCACATATCGTGACCTGGTGGAGATGCACCTTATATACGTTCAATGCTTCCAGGGGATGGAAGAATTAGTCTCTATCGTCACGGGATTAAGACCTGTCGAAACAGCCAAATCTATTGGCCAAATTCGCCACAGTGGCGCAACCCTTTCCCTTGATAGCGAATCGCTAAAATCCCACTCCCATCCGCTGGCCATGGATTAAGGTCGAAATATGGAAGGCTCTATCACTGGACAAGAAGTTATAGCGACTCCAGGGCAAAGCCTGGACGCCCGTGAATTGCGTTATATGGTCGGCCTGGCCGATGGCGAATCAACGGCACAAATCGCCAACGCGTGTGCCGTGCGCGCCGAGGAACTTCCCTTAATTGAAGTCGGAATAAGGGGCAAGCTGGGCGCTCGATCCAAAACACACATGCTCGCCCGTGCCTTTACCTTGGGGATTCTCCATTCCCGCGCATTGGCGGCCCTGGTTGTTATGGCGGCCGTGATCGGCACTACTGGGGTTTTGTACTTTAAAAAAATGTCTATCCCCCACATGGGTGGCGATGGCAAAGCCCTGGATTACAACACAATGGCCGGGGGCAGCCACGGCCCTGCCACCCAGGACCCGCGATTTATTGACTACATGACAAAACGGCACCATCACCAGATTTAGGCGCCGCCCGGTCGGGGCTCTCTCCCGGCCGGACACCTTGCAACACTCCCCCCCAATCCCCCCCCGCTCTACCCGTCCAAACACACACTACAAATCTATATTTCTACATTTATATAAATATATTGCGTGCCCCATCACGCCGGACTAAACTCGGCTCAAGCACTACAAAACTACTTTTCTACATAAATAGGTATGGGAAAACACCATGGCATTCACCATTGCAATCTTGGCGCAGAAAGGGGGAACTCGAAAGTCTACCCTGGCCCGGGCGCTTTCCGTGGCCTATACAAAAGGCGGATGGAATACCCTTTTAGCCGACCTCGATGCCAACCAGGCCACAGCAGGTCGGTGGGGCATACGTCGGGAATCACGCGACATTCAGCCGGCAATTAACTTACAGGTTCACCCGGTTGCAAGCAGCGCCCTTCAAGCGCGCGACGATTACGACATGGTCATTTTGGACGGCAAGGGGTTCGCCTCCGCTGAAACGGCCGTATTGGCCCAGGCCGCTGATTTAATCCTGATTCCGTCGGGCAATGGCCTGGACGACTTGGAGCCATCCGTAACGCTGGCCATGCTCCTGGTAGAAAAACACGGCGTAGACCCTTCGCGCATCTTGTTTCCTCTTACCAATATGGGCAAAAGCCTGGCCGAGATTGCAGACGCGCGCACCTACCTGGAAAAAGCCGGATTTCAAGCATCCCCCGGGTATCTGTCAGTAATGACATGCTACGGCCAGGCGCATGATCAGGGCCGGGCAGTTACTGAAACCAGCGCACCAGGACCCAAAAAACAGGCAAACGACTGGATACGCGGAATCATTGAGCGCGTGGACCAGCTGGTAAACTGAAAACCGATTTAGATTAGACAGACAGGGGATTACAGAACATGGCCAAGACAACAACCGCGACCGCCGATAGCACCGCATTGCCCAAGGCGCCGCCACGCGCAAGCGGTAAAGGCGAGCCGCCGAAGTCGCTTAATGAAACCACCGCATTGACCAACTACACAAAAACCCCTGAAAAGTCTGCAAAGGTTGGCCTAAATACCGAAGTCACGGCCGAGTTTCGCGCAGAGTTGAAAATATGGGCGGCCCAGCATGGGTTCAAGATGGGCGAAGCGCTGCAAAAAGGTTTTGAGCTGTTGAAGCAAAAACACCGCTGATCAGCGGTTAGGCAAGAAGGCGACCAGGGTCTAGAGAACCCTGGCAGCCCGTGACAAAACCCACCACCGTCTAAGGAAATGAATCATGCCAGCTATCGAATATAACACCCTTCGTAAAACCCGCGTTACCGACCTGGGCAAGATCCCAGCAAGCCAGCTGGTAGCCTTTCTTAAAATATGCCCAAAAATTCTGGTCGACCCAATCTTAATGGCCCGCCTCAATCGCTGACATGCTGCGCCAGGTACATAAACCCCGCTGACTTTGCGGGGTTTTTTATTTCCAGGCACTGTAAATTCTGAATAGCCCAGCACGTTAACTATTCAGAGAAACAACGTTATGTCGATCATCCTGGACCTTTCCCCGTTTGAGCTGCAAACCCTCCACGACTTTCGCAAGATGTATGCCGAGTTTCAGCGCACCACCTCAAGCACCCCCGAACTTGAATTGACCCGCCGTTACAGCTCGCTCAGCACCGCCGCGCAGATCCTGGCCGAAGCCTTGGACAAAGCAGCGAAACAGCAAGGCGTGTGACCTGTCACGACTCCAGCGCAAACGACGCAATCCCCGCGCGCGCCGTGAAGCGCTCCAGGGTGTCGAGGCTGGCCCAGGTGCGCAGGGCTTCACGCTGCGAGCGGATCGGCAACCATTTGGAGCCAGGGCCGCCCAGGCGAACCCACACTGTCCACTTTTTGCCGTCGCGGGATACCTTGCACTCGCGTACCGCCCCGCCGGCCACCAGGTCCGGCAAGTCGGCCTCCAAGATCCCCTTACGCATTCGCTCGCCTCATTGGTTTAACGCGCACCTGGTGGCCACCGTGGCCCAGGCGTAGGCCGCAGGGTAGCAAGCCCGGGGCAATCACTGAAATTCGTCTTCTTGCAGCACACGCGGATCAGCAATGCGCGCCATGCGTGCGCACTCGCGGGCCAGCTCGGCCGGGGTGTAATTGCTCAGGATGGCCACCACACCTTTTAGGCGCGCGGCGAAGTAGGGAACATTAAGGCCGGCCGCATTGGCCCCGACCTTTTTCGTCGTTGGCAGATTCAGGCCCAACCGCACCTGGCAATCGGCCAGCGTTTTACGGCCCAGGGCCAGAAAACCGTCGGCGGCCACCGGGTGATAACCCTGCTCCACCATGATTTCGACAAAAAAGCGCACGTACTGGCCGGCTTCCTCCAGGTCGTCAGCGGTCGCGGCATGCTCGATGTCGGTAATCAGGCTCATGGCCCGACCTTCCATGGCCTGGGCGTGGGCCAGGGTCAGTTTTTTGATTTTGGCGGCGGTCATTGCTCATAGCCTGCCAGATAGCCGGGCTCGGCCTGGCTTCCCAGCAGCCCGCGCAGGGTCCAGGCCAGGCGGCCGCTGTCGTCGCGCAGGCGCTCGTCCAGGGTCTCGGCCGACACCGGGGCAACGTCGTCCAGGGCATAGGCCCCCGGACCCGCGATGGCATTGGCCAGGGCCAGGGCCTGGGCTTCATCCTCGGCGGCAAACATGTCGTCGTCCCCCACCCAAAAAACCAGCAGCGGCCGGGTCAGGTCACGCAGTTGAGGGGCAGACATAGGCGGTTCTCCGTTTGCGAGTAAGTGGCGGGGTGCGCGTAAAATCACTTTGCATAAAAGTGATACATCACTTTAGCCTAAAGTGATGTTAGCCGGCATAAAAAAAGCCCCCCGACTTGCTATCAAGTGGGGGGGTCGGTTTTACATAACAGGCGTTATTGGTAACGCGCGGTCACTCGTCCTGATCGGCGCGGCGACCGTCGTGGCCCTTCCGTTGACGACGTTACAAATCCCTCACAAGTGAGGGATTAACATAACCCGTAAAGGTGGGATTTCCCCACCCTTTACCGGATCAGGTCCGCGTGACGGGTCACGCATGGGCGCTTTCCTCGATCCCCCAGGAATAGGCCGCGTCGGCCTGCTCCAGTCGGTCGGCCAGATCGCCGGAATCCAACACCCCCCGCGCGTGCAACGCGTTGGCCAGCTCGATCAGCTTACGCTGGTGGGCTCGTGGATTTTTGATCAATGCCGCCTGGTCGCCGTACAAAGATTGCCACCGCTCCAGGTCAGGTAAATCCGTAGGTTGGTTCATTGGGCAGCCTTCAATAACTTAGGTATATCTGGATAGACCAGGTGCAATAGGCAAGGTTTAAACTGTCATTGCCCGCAAACCTAATACTATAGTATTCGACACCCTAAACAGCCGTTAGATTCTGCTTTATTTCAGGCAAAAAAAAATAACCATCATGGTTATTTTCTTGGCTTTCAGTTACTCAGGCTTACCGCTTAAGGGTAATAACACTGGCTGACAAATCAGCCCACCCCCTGGCCTTAAAGGCCCATATTCCGGGGCTTTCTGGCTATCCATCCGTGGCACGTCCCCATGCTGCAACACCATCAAAACAATGACAGCTAATATTTTTATTATTTTTAATACTTTTTTCTTATATTTCATATATATCCTCTTATTATTAATTGTTTTCGCGGGCAAGCCCCTTACAAAAATGGCTTTATAAGGCACTTCACTTGCAACGCTTAATAATAAGTTACCATTTAATAAGAGCGCGTCAATAGCAAGACGCAACTATTTTTAAGAAATATTATAGTATTTGAACTATAGCCAACTTTAACAAGTTGGCAACTTTGTAAGTTATGGATATAACTTAAACAGGTTCATAGCCATTAGCATTCAGCAGACCCAGCCCTACCGCCTCGCTCAACGCCTCGCGCAGCCTTTCGCGCAGGACTGCCAGCGCTCGGGGATCTATCGGACCCATGCCATAAACCATCTGGAAAAGTTCGCCTTTCAGGTCGTAGTAACGCGCTTTAATCGTTTCTTGCTCATGCCAGGCGCGCGCCTCGGACTCATACCACAGCCTTTCCCGGGCCTGGTCCCAGGACTCACCAGGGCGGGCACCGGCTTGCACCTGGTGATCCGTTAACGGCACAAATTCAAAGGTAGGCAGCACGCGGAAAACCTCTATATTTCTACAGTTGTAGATTTCTATATAGGACCCGCAGGCAGCGGACCCAGCTCGATGGCCGCGCCTTGCTCAGCCATTTTACTGACTATCCGCGACAGTTCAGCGTCATCTAGGGTCAGCAATGCCGCCATATAAAAGTGCATTTGCATGCCCATAGATCGGGGCTCGGAGCCGCCCGTATATTTACGCCACTGGCCACCCTGGGCCAAACCGGACAAATCAGCCATTTGCGGACTGGTAAACCCCAGGTCAGATTTTAGGCGCGAAAGATCCTCCGCCGATGGCGGGACGTAGCTTTTAATTCGTTTCATATCGACGGCCAAAGGCCCCGGGCAAACGCGGGGCCGTGGTTAGGAATTAGATTTTAAGCAGCAGGGCCGTAACGGCGAATGTCGTCAGGGCTGCGATTGCGCCCAGGCCGAACGGCACCAGGCCAGTGCGGTAGCGCGAATAAGCTGGCACTTGTTGTGCCTGGCGCATTTCTTCATTAAAGGCCGCCACGTCGCTGTGAAGCTGTTGCAGCTGGGGGCCTTGGGGCTGGGCTTTATTCATGGTCGGTCATCCTTTCAGGTACGGGCCGCGCCTGTTGCGCAGCCCTTGAGGTCAAATGTGCCCCCAGCAGGGGTAAAAGACAAGGCTTTAGGACCCCAGTGGTCGGCAGGGCGATGCAAGTAGCCCCGCTTTCGCGGGGCTGGTACATCAGCCGAAAAACTTAATAAACAGTGTGACGGTGGCCACAATCGCGGTTACTAGACCGGCCCCGGCCGCGAAGGGATACCACTCGGACTCCCGTTTAAACTTCGTCGCCTCAGCGTTAAGTTTGCGACTCTCAGCCATGAATTTTTGAATTTCTACGGCCAGCTTTTCCAGTTCCAGCTGTTCGCGTTCGGTCGACATTTTGCAGCTTCCTTTCGGGTTCCGGGTCGCGCCGATTGCGCTTCCCATGCGATGGATTATGTACCCTTTAGGTACGGGTCGCAATACTTTTCTACATTTCTATATTTATATATTTGTTGGTTTTGCAGGCCGTAGTCCCCGTATACCGGGCTCAGCGCTGCGAATGGTTGTCGACAAACCCATTCCAGTGCGCAATTAATCGCGCCTCAGTTGTGGCAAAGACTGCTAGACGTGCCACCGGGCCAAATCCGGTCGACATTACATAAAAGCCCTCGCGCTCGACCAGGACGCATTGCCCCCGGCGAATATGACCGACCTGCTCTAGTTCCTCCAGAAACGTCAATTCATCCAGCGGCCTGTCGTTCGCCTCGGCATATGCCTCGCCGGCTGCGATCACTTCAAGAATTTGCGAAAACGGGACCGACTCGCCCTGGCCATTGATTTGGATAGCGCGCAGTGCTGATACCTGGGGGCCGTTGCCGGCTTTCAGATTCGCGCGAAAGTCTTTAATGATTTGGTCTGTAATGTTCATGGGTTGCGTATTCCTGGGCGGCAGGCGCCCCCTAAGGGGTCGCCTATATTTGTAGAATTGTAGATTTGTAGCCAAATAAACGGACCAGGAATTTAAGCGGCTGCTTTTTTCTGCGCGGCCTTGAGGCTGTCAGCCCAGCGACGCGCCAGGTATAGGTCGCGATCCTCGCGGGCCTTAAAATAATGAGCCGACTGTGAAGCACCATAGACGGCGCCATTGCGGGTTGCGTGGGTGGTGGCCGCGAAATAGTGACCCGCTTGGTCAAACCCAGTTCTGTACCAGACTGCCGAGGCGTCAGCCTCCACCACGTCTACTTCCCAAACAAACGTCTTCATGCCGATTTCGCGGCCGACTTTGTCAAAGTAACCGAAACCCAGGTGGCTGGTGGTGGCGATGGTTTCGTTAATCATTTTGGCTTTCATGGGTTCATGCTCGTTATGGGCTGGTGGAGCCATCCTACAACGTAGTTTTCTACATTTCTACATTTATAGATAAATATTTTATCTCGCCCAGGGCATAACCCTCGCATTACTCCCCAGGCTGACGGCGATAGTCGCTCACCAGGCCGGCGCGTGACAGCCGCGCCTGTAACACCTCAACCGCATCCATTGCCTTACCACGCTCGGCATAGACTTCGCTGTTATCGCGTTGCAGCTGCTCGACCTGGCGGCGCAGCTGCTCGACCTCGGCCTGGCTGGCCAGCTTTTCGACATGCTCGGCACGACTTGGCCATGTCGCACCAGGTCGCAGCTTTTGCAGCACATCAGCCAAAGCCGTGGACCACTTGGGGGCCAACTTTAGAGAGTGGAACAAGTGCAGCGTTGTTTCCAGAATTTGCCGCTCCATCGCGGTTAACCATACGGCCTTTAACCCTTGTTCCTGGGCGAGCTTTTTTCGATTGGCGCGCACTCGGCGTTGTCGGGCGGCAGGACTTAGCGGGCCGTCGCTTTCGTCCAGGTCATCGACCTGGGCAACCTCAACAGCCGGCGCAATCTGCAATAACTCAACAAGGTGAAGGGCCGGGCGGCCGCTGACTACCTCAACAAGATCCAAGGTGCGCTTATCGTTCGGGTCAATCATGGTGCATTGCTCCATCGACGTTGCCAGGCACGCCGAACTCTACAAAGTCTAAATTGCCTACATTTCTACAAACCTACATTAAACGGTTTTCGCTCAATAGCAAGCCCAATCTGGCCCCGGCCGGGCGTTTCGCGGTTGGCCAACCTGGCCAGGCGCCGGAAACTGGCGGCCTTGATGCACATTCCGCGCGCAGGCAAAAGCCTGGCGCTGGCCTGGCCTTGCCTTTAAAACGCCCCATGCAGGCGCTGGCGAGCTTCCAGGTACACAAACGGACTCAGATCACCCCTCACATTGTTAGCCGGAGCGTAGCGACTGACAGGCCGTAGGCCGGCGCGTGAAGAAGCGAAGGGCCGTATCGGGCACTCGCGGCCGGAATGCTGGCTGAAACGGCCCATAGCGACTGGAAGGCGCCTTGTTGAAGGAACCGGCCGGCATGGCCAGCGGGTTGTTTCGTCCCGCCGTGCCGCAGGCGCGAAGTGCGGGCGGCCTCATTGCCTGGGTATGCCCAGGCGTAATAGGCAATTCTCGGCATCGCCGAGGCATTACTAGGACGGCCGAAGGCTGGCCATGCTCTATCGGTTGTATAGAGGGAAAGACCAACACCGACTTAACGCAACTCTTGAGGGACTTAATATTTGGGAGTGTGACTTAATTTCTTATGCGCGGCGCCTGATCGGGGGAAATCGGGCGGGATAAGGGTCAGTCGGGCAGCAATAGGGGCGCGCCAGGCCTGGTTAGGGCGGCATTGGCGCAAAAGGCAGGGGAAAGGCGGGGGAAAGGCACAAAACCGCCATAAAGCGCCCATAGCGGGGCGCCCTGGCGGTCAGGGGGTTGGTTGATACAAGCGGGGGGAGTGTGGCGGGTTAGCTCCCGCCGTTAAGCCGTCGCAACACAAAGTCGTCGTATTTGACCCAACCGTGTTTGGCTTGCAATTTCAACTGCTCCAGGGTGCGCGGGGCGCGTCCCAGGGCGGCAGTGATGCTGGCCAGCACCTGGGCCTCATGCTCGGCGTATGCCTGCTTTAGCGCAGCCTCGACGGATACGCGGGCGCTCTCGACCACCGGCTGGCGATTCTTTGCGGTCGGCTTGCCGAACAGCTCGCGGTGTACGTTGGCCGACTCAATCTGTTTAACCAGTTGCTTGCGTTGGTTAACGTTCTCGACGCCTGCGTCGACGGCATCTAATAGGAACTTGCCTACTCGACCGTTTGCACGCTTGCGGGCCTTTTCCACGCGCTTGGCAGACCAGCCCGCAACCAGGCATAGAAACTTTTCGCTAAACGTCTTGATGGCGGTCAGGGCGCGCTTTCCGGCGTCCTTTTCTTCGTACTGCTCGATTACGTTGATAACGCCGGCTTTCTTGAGGTCGCGCACGGTGCGCCAAAAACGGGACGTGGGAACCTCTTTAACCTGGCCCTCGTTTTCACGATCTTTAACCGTGCAGGTCATCGCGCAACGCCGGGCAATGTCCAAAAATGGAATGCTGACGAATGCGCCGGTATTGGTGTAGTAGCCGACGCGCAACGACTTGAGGTCGAGGTAAGTAAAGATCACAGACAGCACCAGGGAATGCCCCTCGCGCGCTTCGCTGCGATTCTGGCGGGGCGACCCGTCTAAATTGCGCTTTTTGGACAGGTGGGCCAGGGGTGGCAAGGCGTCAGCGTCATTAAAATACGCCTGGATACGGTCGATACCGGCCTGAATCAAGCGGGGCCACTTGCCGCCGCTCGGATTGTGCAAATCTAGTCGATCAACAGCCAGCGCCAGGGGGTCATGCCCACAGCGATTGCCGGTTCCCAGGAACAAGCCCGGGTATTTGTATTCGGTACGGCCCCACATAAATGCACTCAATGCAGATATGTGACCGCCCAGCTCGATAGAGCCTTCCATGCGTGTCCCCAACTGTCTGCGCTTGCATCAGTGGGCCCACACGCATAAACTCAAACCTTCTTACTGGTTGTTTCACGAGTTTTTTCGTGTTGTGGCCCCAAAAACCCTAGAGCTTGCCGGCCCTGGGGTTTTTTCTTTTCTGCAAGCTAAATTCCTGTTTTTAATGGCTTTTTCCGCCATTTGCGCCCTGTTTTGGGCGTCTCGATGCCGTTAATATTAGCGCCGATTTACTTATAGTGCATCTAAAAGTTTACTTTTTTTGTGCCCTAAATCGCCTACTTCCCGCCTGCGTCAAGCCTTTAATTCGTCATATCCGAACCGTTTAAAGCCTGGCCGATGGTCAGTTTTTATCAGTAGCCACAAAATATTATTCCCGGGATCGTACTCTGCAAAGTTCCCCACGGGCAAACAATTGATTGAGATTTCATAAACCTGCGCCCCATCGGGCCGTCTGGCCCGCACCTGCGCGCGGACCATAAAACCCCCAGGGAAAGCCCGAAAAGCGCCTAAATCGACTTGTACAGATCCACCTTCGTGGTCATGCCGATTACTTCGCTTCCGCCCTGGTCGGCCTTCGTGATCTTGTAGCCCATCCGCACCACAAAGGCCCGGGTATCATTCCACTGGTGAACCCAATAGAACCCGTACCAACGGCGCAAGCCACGCTTGGCGATCACAAATTGCCAGCCGCCCATGCCCGGGCTGTCTTTGACCACGTCCTGGCCATAACCCGTGATCGTACATTCAGCGACAGGGCAGGAAAACAGCGACGTTTGCCGCATGTTGTTCACCGGGTTGCGCAACGCCGCCCAGGTGTACATAGCGCCAAAGGACGTGGCGACCCAACCGAAAGGCGTGTTTTCAGCCCACCAGCCGCGCTTGTCCCCCAGCAGCCCGTCATAATCATTACCAAACAGCCAGGCCCAACGGGGCAGATTTACGATTGATCGGCCATCGCTAACGGATACGCCAGGTACGCGAAACGGGATCGCCACAGCGACAACAACCAGGCCCAAGATCAGCAACACCAAATCGCAGGCGAGCAAAAACAACCACTGCGCGAGTGCGCGCGGCAAAGATAAAAACATGGGGAGTCTCTATTTAGATTTAGCGGGAAGGATCTAAAGCGGGGGCAACGCGTGACGCGTCACGCTGACGTGACGGTATCGCCGGCAGCCTCGGCCGAGACAAGCCAGTCAGGCGCGGCCGGCTTGGAATCGTCGGCAGGGAAGTTTTCAGCCGCTGGCCAGTCGCGCAGATTCTGGCGATATGCCAACAGTGCGGAATACTGCGCAGTTGTCAGTGTGGTGGTTGCGGCCTCGGCGACCTGGTCGCGGTGCCGGTCCACAAGCCACTGACTTTCATTAATTTGCGCGTCCCGCCAGGTGCGGGCAGTTGCAGCCAGTTCGGCGGCGGTAAAAGACGGCGCAGCATAGGCCGCAATTGTCCCGTAAGTACCGGCCAGCAATTCCGCATACAGTTTCACGGCATGGGGCGCCGGGTCGACCGAACTACACGAAAACGGGACAACCCCGATACCGTCAAAGTCTACCGTTACAGTAATAACGGTTTCGTCCGCATTTTCATAAGCGGGGTCTGTTACCGTGGTATATGTCAGCCCCTGTACGGTGGTTGATTCCGATGCGTCAGTGCTAGTTTCAGAAACAGTCATTTATGCAACCCTAAAATAAAGTGTGTGGTTTCCAGATCCGGCATAGCCCGCGCACCGCCAAGTGCCCGCTGGTGCGCCGCCATATGAACCGGTACTACCATAAGCCAAACTACCACCACTAACTAACGTACCAGCGGCGTTAGTGGAACCAGTACCATTACGGAAAAAACCATAAGTACCAATCTCACCAACGCCCATTGCGACAAGTTTAGCGGGCAAGTAACTACTTAAGTTTGCATCTGTTAATAACGCGCCCTGGTCCGATGCATCGACCGTCACGCGCACAGCCGTACCATCCCACCCAATCAAAAGTGAGTTGTTCAGCTGGCTAACGCCGCCGCCTTGCCTTACAGGTGTAAAACCTAAGTTATCTTGCTTGGTTTCAATTGCTTTGTTAGCCGCTGTAATTTGGGTGTTAGCCGTTTCAACCTGGCTGTTAAGCGTGCTAATTGTCTGGCTGTACTCACTCGCCAGGACGGCGTCGGTAATGCCATAACCCTCTAAGGTGGTCGCGGCGTCGGCCTTTTTAGTGGGGTCAAAGTTCAGCGAATCGAAAGGCGTTGCGCCGGCGAAGGTAGGGCGAGCGCTAAAGCTAATGGCGCCGGTTGCGCGGGCCATCGACAAGGCCAAAACCCCGGCTTTACCTTCTGGATACGCATAAAGACTGAATGAAGTGTCATCATGCTTAAAACAATAATCTAGGGTGGCCCCGTCCGCACTATGAAAGTTTAGAGAGCCGTTACCAGCTTGCGACCAAACAACAAGAGCCGCTTTTGCCAAGAACTTGACAGAGGCGCCAATATCGCCTGGGCCTACAGTCAGTAACGTGGCCGTCTTATTAACGAACTGCAAACCACCGTCGACACCATTAACAAGACGAAAGTTATAGTCTGACGAATCACCGTTAAAGTGAAAATCAATAGACGGCGTAGCCGAGTTCAATTCAAGGCCGGACAGGCTTGGCGAAGTATTCAGGCTTACCAGGTCAGTCGGGGCGTTCGTTACATTGCTCCAATCAACCGTTGCAAGTTTTGCAATAAGGATAGGGATGGCTTGCGATAGCTGGGTGTAGTCGCTTTTACTTGGCTCTATCCCGGCCTCAGTAATTACGTTGATAAACTCCATCATCAGCATATTCATAAATTCAGCGGGCAGAACCGTTGCAGCCAAACCGGTGGCCGGGTTGCCGTCTGTAAAGTAACCGGCCACACCTTCGGAAGTGCTGGCGGGAAGCGAACTCGCCGCAGTATCGTTATCAATCTGGAACATGAGTTACCTACGTATAATGAAATTGAAGAATTGCATGCGCCGGGGCAAGGGCTGTTAGTTCGCACTCAAGTACAGCATTGCCCCAACTGGACAGGGGTTCGCCGAGGCGAGCGCTACCCGTGCGGAAACTGGTAATTGTGTTGGCCTTACTTTCAACGGCCCAGGTGTAGTTCCAATCCATGCCGCCCAGGGGCTGGCCGCAGGCATTGGCCCCGACACGAAAGGGCGTGTATTGCCGAACGGTAATGGTGTATCCAAGGCCGGCGGCGAAACTGACAAAGTCGTGTACTGACTGGCCGCCAGTGCTGGCAAAGCGCGCCTTTACCTGGGCGCGCCGGGCTTGCAGGGTAGGGGCAATACCCGCGCAGGGATCGGGCAGCCCTAAAGTGGCTTCCCATTCCGGCAACAGGTTAACCGTGCTGGACGGAAAGGCATCGGCCAGCAGATTGGCGCCGCTGTCACTGCTACGCCGATAAGACGGCGCATATACCGCCAAGGCCCGCGACTGGACGCTATCGGCCTCACGATTCCAGGCCCGGCCAGGTGGTAACAGGTTGGCCAGCGCCCGGGCGTAGTCTTGGTTTGTAAACGCCGGCTTAGCCATAGGTAATAACCCCTACGGTCGGCAGGTAGCCGCGCTGGTTGGCGATGTTTCCGGCCGGGGCCGTGATCACATAACCCGAAGTGCCAGAAATAGCACCGATTGCCGATTCAATGGCCGATAGGTCTACATTGCTGCCCTCAATCGGCGCACCTTGGTCGATCATCACTTGGGCAATAGCCTGGGCGATAGCGGTACGCGTCGCGTCTGTAGCCGTCCCAAGGCCCGTTATAGTGAAGTCCACCGGGGCCGGCATAGGCGTGCAGTGATAGACCAGGGGCGTTACTGGCTGGCTCACAAATACAGTGTTAGCCACGGCCAACAGATCGCCGGTCGCGGTTGTCGCTTCTGTTGCACGATTGTCGAGTGACGACAGACCATTTTGGCCAGTCCCGAACCCGTTGTTTGCCGCGTTGACCGTGTCAAACATCACATAGACCACCACAGAGCCGGGGCCAGCGCCCATAGGCTTAACCCAAGCGCGGGTGACGCCAGTGGCGTTCAATGCCCACAGCTTGTAATCGTCCACCGCACCGCCGCGGGCCTGGGCCTGATACGCGGCAAGCATCCGCGTACGCAATGAATCGTCAGTCTCAACCGCCGTGCCCAGCTCGACTACCTGCGTCACCGCGCCGCTCGATTGAATGCCCGTCACCGCGCTGGCCAGCGTTACCAGCGTGCCTACCTCGGCGTTTGAATCGACCCCGGTAGCGCTGGCTTGCAAGGCGACCGACAGCGAGCCGGCGCTATTCACGGTCGCAGCGGCCATGGTCGTGTAATAGATACCGTCACCGCGCGCGATTTGCGTTCCCTTGGCCAGCGACTTGCCGGCAGTGCCCAAGAAGGTGGCATACAGCTGCGCGGCTGTTGCCGCCTCACGATAGACCGACTTGAGGGCCGCCCAGGCTTCCAAAAACTCGCCTGTAGCGGTGTAGGGAACTGCCTGTTTTGCGATCCAGGCCAAATACCCATAATGCTGGTGGGATAGACCAGCAACGCTGGTGCCGAGAATCCCTAGATTGGAAAACCTCAACAGGCCGTCGACCGTTTTTAGACCGGCCGTAATATCGGCAGCGACCTGGGCGCGCAGGTCCGAAAGGGCCGGGCGTGGATAGGGCATAGAAGAAACTCCAGGCGAAAAAAAACCGCCTCGGGGGCGGTCGGTATGGCGGGGGCCTGGTCAGGCCGTAAGTTGATTCCAAGCCCATCCGTACTGGTAGGACTGGGCACCGGCCTTGCGCGTGACCGTCACGGACAGTTGCAGCGTTTTGGAGCCGAACGGCTCGGCCGTCACTGCCACTGACTCGGCCACCAGGTCGTCAATCAGCCATTGCAAAGCCTCCTTGGCATAAATAACCGCCATCTTGGCCACGTCGTTATCGAGAATAGAACGCGACAACAACCACAGCCGCGACCCTAGTTTCTGATCCTGGCCCTGGTCGCCCCACCAGCCGCGCCGGTTGGTAGTCCCATCCGGGATCACGTCGTCGGCATTGGCCTGGCGGTCAGAAAAAAGGCTGATCAGCAAAGCCGACGCTAGATCGTCATCGCTGGCTAATGCGCCGTCAGCAATCAACCAATCACCCTGGCCAGTGGTGGCTACCCAAATAGTTTTGATATCACTCATTGCTGTTGTGTCGGCGTCGGGCCGCCCCCATGGTTATGGCCGTCGTAAATGACCCGATCCGCTGCCATGCTGCGCACGCTGTCGCTGACATTGCCGCCGGCCTCGATGTCGCCAGTAACTTTCAGTAGGGGCGTGTCCATCACCACCGAATTGCTCGCATTGATCGTCACCAAGGTGGCGTTGTTTACAGTAACTGGCGTGCCCTGGGCTTCAACGACAATGCCGCCGTCTTGCGTCAGATAAACCGACTTCCCCCACAGGTCATACAGCTGGCTTTCGCCTTCGTTAAGATTGCGGGGCCTGGTGGCCTGGTGGCCAGACGCAATAACTACTCCGTTGGACCGGTCCCCCGCAGGAAACAAAACGATAACGTCGGCCCCTACAGGCGGCCGGGAAGCGTGGCCAAACTCCCCAAGGCGCGGGGTTGCGTCGCGCACCTCAAGCGCTCCCAGGCGCAGTTGCAAGGATTGGACGTTGCCAGCGTCATTGCTAAAAGTGATCCGGCCCCGGGCGATAAATAACTGGACGCGGCGCCATAGCCTGGCCAGGGCGCCGTCAATTTGCGTAGACATGGGAAAACTCGGCAAGAACGGGCTGCAATAGCACTGGTTGAGGGGTAAAGGCGCTGGGGTCCATTAGCAGCAGCTCGGCCCGGTGGCCGCCGTCGTCGTCTAATAAATAGGTCACTTCGCCCAGCAGCATGGTGGCCGACTCCAGTTTCAGGGTCGGCAGTTCCACTGGTACCAGGGTGTTTGGCGTCCAAAGCGTCCCAGCCAGGTCGCGCCAGGAATCGACCAGGACGCGAACCACTCGACTCCGGCCGAATCGCCGGGCGGCTTCCCACAACACGCGCGGCTTTAGGATTTCCACGCCACCGCCGCCGGCCTCAGCGATCAGGATTAGGCGACGGTGCCGGGTGCAGTTTGGATCGGTCGCGGTAAAATTCAGGTTCCCAGCGTCGCCCAGGTCGCCCAGTACATCCATCGACTGCAAAAGCCCCTCATACTCGGAATAAATCCCGTCGGCCGAATACTCGACCCAGGCACTTTCGACGTTTTGACCTTCGACACATCCGCTGGCCGCGTGCGTGGTCCCAACCCTTGAAAGGTGCAGGCTACCGTCTGGCAAGTCATACGCCAGGGCGGCGGAATATCGCGTAATGCGCTCGATAATCTCGAAAGCACTTTCCCCTAACATCAGGTTGAACTGGGGAATCATCGGCAAATCGGTAATGTCAGACGTTACCGGGATACCTTCCTGATTTTTCCCGTAGACCGACGCCAATTTCTGCGCGATCACCAGGGCGTTTGCCCCACTGATTTGACCACCTGGCCACTCGGCCGCGCAGTCGACCAGGTCCGCACACTTAGAGCGGCCGGTTAGGCGAATCCAATGCGCAAGCGGCGAAAACCCAGGCACCATTTTATCAACGTACCCAGTTATAACCGGGTCATCACCGATAAGGACCTGGGCAGAGTCGCCGGCCTGGGCCACCACGGCGTTTAACGTGCCCGGGGTTACATCGGACATGGATAACGAGAAGTCGCTAGGCAGACGCTCAATCCCGCGCGTAATACGAACATCCGTCCAGCCGCTCAGGACCTGGCCGGCCGCGATCACGGAAACAGTGTTGTCAGACATTAAGGGATTCCAGGCGGCGCGCTAACTGGACAGCGCGCGGAAACTCGACGGCATGAAAGCCGGGTGAATGGGGTCAGCCTCACCGATAAGCTCATCAGAACGGCTTGCGTCCTGATACAGCCGGTTAGCCAGTACCAGCGATGGCAGGCTATCGCTAAGCGTGTACGTCTCCAGCGGGGCCAGTGAAGCGCCGCGCTCCTCCAGATCCGCGACCACTGCCTGGCGCAAAGCGCGCAAGGCGGTGTAAGTGGAATCGTCGCCCAGGTCGCCCGCGACTAACATTTCAGCGTCGATAAAGGCCACCACCGTATTGCGTACGGTCAAAGCCTCGTCGTAAGAACCTGGCGCGTAATTGCTCGACGCGGTAGCCATCGCGCCAATGGCCGCACGACGTACCAGCGTGGCCGTAATGTACTGGGCCACGGTCTTAGCCTGGCCAATCTGCGACGTACTCGCGTAATCACTGGTCGACAGGCTCGCCAGGTCAGACAAAAGCCGGATTTGATCAGCGGGTGCCGCGATACCAGCGACCAGGACCGTCACCAGGGCCTGGGCGGCCTCGGCAAAGGCTTGCACCGTAGACGCTCCAAAACTCTCCGCAGCGGCCCCCAGGTCGTCCGACGCGACGACTACGGCGGCACGCTGGGCGACACTGTCAGCGATCAAGCTGGACATGGTGGCGGACGAATCGCGTGTTTTCTGGCTTTGCTGTAGCGCGCTACTGATCGACCCCGACGCATAGCGCCCGTAATCCCCGGTCAGCAGGCTGGCCAGGCTGGTTATATTGCTTGCGTCGTGCATGATCCGGCCGGCGATTTGCTGGACCCCCGCAATCGTATCAATGACCGCATTGACCGCCGACTGTCCGACCTCGATCACTGATTCGACCGTGTCCAGGGCGTCGCTTATGACCCCCTCGACCGTCTTAATCGCCTTGAAAACCGTGCTGATAGTCGCTTCGGCCGACCTGACAAAGTCGCTCAGTGCAGCAATTCCCAGCTTGTCCACCAACGAATCCAACAGCGTTTTATGGGCCACCTTGGCAGTGGGGAAAACCCGGTCGCCAGACTCAATAAACGACAGCCTGATTTCAAAATAGCGGCCCTCATCCCAGCGCTCAGCAACAGACAGCCCGCCAGGCGGAACCGAAACCTGTAGCAAACCCAGGGTAGGGTGTACCAGCAGGCCAGGCCCCGCCTTTTCAGCGGCGCCGATAAGCAAATCCCTTTGCTCAATGACCCCGTCGCCGCCATAGATCAGACTGTTTTCAAGAAGAAACCCCACCAGGGTAATGCGCCTCGCGGCGCGGCCCATGTCCTCGATATAGGGTTTATCCCGGCCGGGGTATTCGTGAACCGCAACACGCCGGCCGAAACTTGCCTCACCGCCAAGGACGCCGAAACGAATCCCGCGAAACGTCGCGGGGTTTAACTGCTTAACCCAGCTTGTCATGCAATGGCCCCTACGGCGGAGTATCCGATTTTCGAGTTAATTTCCGCACCGGTTTTAGACTTAACTTTTGCCGACACACCAGGCGGCAGGCCGCTAAATGTCACGTCGAAAGCATGTCGTTGTGGCTCGGATTTGGCGGCGCTGATCGGGCCTTGTGGGGCCTTGGTTTCAGGTGCGACGGGCGCAGCTGGTGCGGCCGGTGCAGCTTGCGCACGGTCGGCACGCATACCACCCTCAATACTTTGAATGTAATTGCGGGTTTCGACCGGGGCCTGGGCAAGCCCCTTTTTATCTAGATTGCCTTGGCCCCAGTTGTAAGCGGCCAGGGCCTTATCAAGATTTCCGCCGTTTGCCTTCAACAGATCCCGGTACATGCGTGCAGCTGCATCAGCCGAGGCCGCGAAGTTGTTCGGGTCAGTCAGGCCGTATTGCTTGGCCGTGGGGTCCATAAAGCCAAAGTGGCCTTTTGCACCCTTGGGCGAAAGCAGCTTGGCGCCTCGGCTGGATTCCTGATTCCAGACCTTATCAAGCAAGCCTGGCGGCAGGTTGTAGCGCTGTTCCAGGCCGGTCAGTTGCTTTTCAGCGTCTGCGTTTTTCGGATACATGCGCGCCATAAGGTCGGGCGTATACCCGGCCTGGCGGCCGCTACTAATCTCGGTCGCCCGATCCTCGATATCCTTTTCCGAAGGCTTGGGCATGTACCAATGCGTAAGCTGTTGCGTAGCCAGCTGGACAGCTGCGCCATGATCGCCGGACATTGCTCGACCTTGCAGAGCTTGAGCATCACGCGCGCCCTGGTCCTGGTCGCCCGACAGAGCCAGCGACCCACCGACCACACCAGCAGCCAGCAAGCCAGCACTGGCGGCGCCCGTCCCCGCCGCAGCAGCAGCGGCCTCAGCTTCAAGCGTCGCGGCACCCGCAGCGCGTGCGGCAAACTTCCAGCGGCTCAGCAGGCCAATAAAGGCCAGCACACCGACACCGCCACGGGCCAACGTCACGCCCAGGCCGATCACGCCACCAATTAGACTTGCATTCATCACCACGCCGACCGCTATAGCGGCACCTTTCCAGCCGCCCAGGTAATCGACCACCGTACGAATATCACCTACAAACTCGTGAATCCCAGCCCCGACACCTTTCCAATCCACGCCATTGACCCAGGTCGCAAAGTCTCGCGCCCAGGCCCCTACGTCCTGGCCGATCAATTCACGGTTTTGCGTGATCCATCCGGCCAGTTCATCGACTAGGGGTTTAATCGCCGGGGTCAGTTGCTCGACCACGGTATTTTTAAGCCCCGTTCCTGCGCCGTGTAGGTTATCCAGGCTGTTAGCAAAGTCAGTCGCGGCCTTGAGTGCAGGGCCAGACAGAACCAGGCCCATAGCCTCGGCGCGAGCGGTCAGGCGGTCGAAGGCTTCTGGCCCCTGACGAATCAGCGGCAACAGGCTGGCCATCCCGAATTTCTGCGCGGCCAACATTTGCTGTTGGGGATTTTTCATCCCGGCAATTGCTGCCGCCAGTGCTTTAAATTCGCCGGTTGCATCCATGGCGCCGGTGGCGGTGCGCTTAATCCCAACGCCCAATCGGTTAAACAGCATCAGGGCGCCGTTATCGCGGCCGAACTGGGCGTTTTCCATCGTACTGGCAAGCCCTTGCAGGCTGGTGGTCATGTCCTCAGAAGACAGGCCAGCCAACCGGGCAGCACCTTGGAATCGTTGCAACTCCCCTGCATTGGCGCCGATATTTCCGGCAGTGTAAGCAGTTGAACGGCCTAGCCTGGCCCAGCTGTCAGCTAGTGCAATCATGCCGGCGACAGATCCCACGCCGGTAATCGCCGCCATAGGCGCGACAATCGAGGTCACGCCAGAAGCGGCCCCCCTGGCCTCGCGGCCAATACTGGTTAGGTTTTTGCCGAGGCGCTGAAAACCCAATTCCCGGCCGAGGGTTTTAAACGATTGGCCGACCTGCTCAAACGGGCGGGACATTTGCCCGACGGCAGCATTTACCTTGCGAAAAACAGCACTGGCATTGTCGACCGCGTCAATCGTAATTTTAAAACTATTGGCCATCGGTCTTTTCCATCATCCGCGCGGACTGTTTAGCCCACCAGTCCAACTGGTTCAGGGTCAGGGACCACGCTTCGCGCGGACCCCAGCCATAGAACTTGGTCAGTTCGGCTATTAGTTCGGGCCAACCGCCGCCGCCTCGGGGCCATCGCGGAAAGACGACAGAAATTCGTTTGCTCGGTTGATGTCGCGGCCGCTCATTTTTTCGGCGACCAAGCGCGGGATTTTGCCGATGACGGACACCAGGGTAATCACGCTACCCACTGGCGTGTCGGCGCGCTGGGCTTGCTCCAGGTCGCCGGCCGTAGGCTCGCGCAAATCGACGTGGGTGTATTGAACGGCGCCGTCACCTTGGCCAATGGTGATCACGCCGCGAAATTCAAGTTTCAGGGTTTCGGAATGGTTCACGCTGTCACCTCAGTTACGGATGGGCCTTCCCAGGACACTTCAAAAGTACCCTCGGCGGTTTTTACTTCTTGTGCATCGACGGTCCACATATTTCGGCCGATAACGGTTTTGCCGTTGGCCAGCGAACACACCACGGTCGCGTCGACCATGGCGTTCAAATCGGCAACGGTCAGCGAGCCGGAATCGCGCAAAGTCCCGGAAATTTTCCCGGCCTTGGGCATTTCCGAATAACCATGCACACCATCTTGGCCGGATTTGGTTTCACGCTTGACGGTCGAAGGGTCGTAGGACAGATCCCCAACAAGCATGTAGGTAACGCCGTTGGCTACCAGGCTGGCCGTACCAGCCAGGCGATTTTTAGAACTCATTTTTAAGGCCCATAAAAAAGCCACCCGCTGGGGGTGGCTTGGGTAAATCGGAAAGGGTTACAGGCGGAACTGGGCCAGCAGCGCAAACACGCGCAGCTGATTAATCAGCACGGCAGGCCACAGCACGTTCACCCGATTAGGGTTCGTGGCGTCTTGTTCCACGATCAGTTCCTGGGCAAAAATGGCGCTGTCTTGAACCATGCCGGCCGTCTCCATTTCCTGGTAACTGGCGATCAGCTCAGCGCGAATAATCGAAGGCGTGACCACGTTGGAACCGGCCGCATAGCGACCACCGTCAGCCCCCAATTTCATGCGCGGAAACTTCGACGTGATCACGGATCGCTGGGTGCGCAGGACGTACATCAGCAAAAACAGCGTTTCGACTTCCAGATAACTGTCGTCGGCTTCGTCGTATTCGTTGACCTGGTAGGTGGTAATTACGTTTTCCAGGGAAACCGTACCGTCAGTGCCGACGGTGAAAGTCGAAATACCGTCCCACAGCAGGGTGTTGCGCTCGGTCGAAGTCAGGCGCGAATCATGCGGCGGCGCCAGAACCGTGGACAGCGCCAGGGTTTGCAGCGGTCGACCCGGATCAGCACGCAAAGCGACAGCAGCAGCGCCGGCCATGTCGGCGGCCCACATCCATGCAGGGCTTGGCGAGTCATAAACGCCGATCACCGATTCATGCTGGTTATTGCGCGCATTGCCGAACGTGGTCAGGCCGGCAAACGTCGCGCTTTTGCACGCGAACACATGCCCATAAACCTGGTTCGACCAGCTCCAACGGCCTGTCGAATCATTCAACAGGGATTTAAGCGAGTTGAGCGACGCCGTGTCGTTGTAGGGGCAGACGATAAAGTCGAAAGGCTCATCCCCCAGGTTCGCTAAAGCATCATCCAACGCGGGGTTGGTGGCGCCGCCAGAGAATGGCGCCAACGCCAGGGACAAGCCGGCCGGCGTTGCCTCGCCGCTTGCGGTGCCCTGGTAGTTCAGGCGCATATCAATATCGTTACCGCACAGCCCTTTGTTCTTGGCCACCAAGCTAACTTTGCTGGTGGAAACCGCGTCAATGGCGGCAGTAACAGGCAGCAGGGTGTTTTTATTGATTTGGCTAACCAGGCTCGCCGCAACCGTGGCGACGGTATCGCTACTAGTCACGGAAACACTGACAAGAATCCCGGCCACATACAGCGAAATTACGCCGGCAGCGGTAGGGGCTGCGCTTACAGTGATCGACCCTTGAGCCGTGATCGACTGATCAGCGTCAGCCACGGGAAGCAACCACACTTCGCCAAAGCTATCAGACGCCATATAGGTTTTGGTCAGCAGGTGCAGCATAGAGCCCGGGCCGCCCTTGTTGCGGGCATCACCAATACCACCGCAGATAACCGGGACATTCAGCGCAGCATTACCCGCGCTGGTCACTTGGCCAATGATCAGGCTTCGCTGGGTCTGCGATCCGCTATTGGCCTGGCTGTTGTCTACCTCGGCGTAAAACAGCGGCAACCGTAGATTGGATGGAATGTTATTAAACGAAACGGACATTAAACGGCCCCCTCGGTTTCGGAGCCGTCAGCGTCGGCGGGTGCGGTCTCGGCGGTATCGCCGGCAGACTGTTCGGCCGGCGCCTCGATCCCATCGTCAGCGGCCGTTGCGGCGACCTGGGCGACGGTTGCAGCCGCAGCGACAGGGGGCACCAGGGTGGCGTCTTTATCGCGCAAACGACGGCGCCAGAAAGGCGAGTCGGCGACCTCGCGGCCCTCTACGGGCACAAAGTCGCCCTTTTCCGGGTCGCGCAAAAGCAGCCCAGGGACTGGATAAACTTTCATGGTCAAGCCTCAGAATTGAGTGTGATGGTCAAACCACCTTCGGCCCGGCCGTCTGGCCCGTTTTGGCGCGGCGCAGCGGTAGCGGCGTTAGGGAAGGTTGAGTCGGCATAGGTGCCGGAAGGGTCGAAGACGTTGCGCAGGTCGGCGGTCAGGGAAAGGGTTTCCAGTGGCCAGGTCGGCAACTGATAGAAGTCTTCGGCGCCCTGGAAAAACTCCAGGCCGATAGCCACTTCGATTTCCCCCAGCTCCTTGTTTCCAGAGCTGGTCATGTTCATTTCTGTACGAATGAACGGGACTTGTTGCAGCTCGCCCATTAGCGTGGGGTTGTTGATCAGCGCGACTTGGATTTGCTGGCCGATCAGTGCTAATTGCCTTTCCAAAATTGCCGCGCTTTGCCCATTGGGCAAGGCTCCAACCTCGGCGCGCGCCTCGACCTTGAGGGTCGCGGTCACAGTGAAGTCAGGGCCGCCGTTGCGGCTTAGTGACTCTTTTTCCTCGGTTGGGGTCTTGCAGTAGATCAGGGGGTACTGGCTGGCAGTTGTCGGCCAATCCAGGGCCGAATAGACCCGGTCCCCGGCAAGGGTGGCGCCTTTCAGAGCGGCCACCGCCAGGGCCAGCAAATCAGCGGTTTGGGTCATTGCTCGCCCAGTTTGAGTTGTACCCAGCCATGGCCGTCCGGTTGCACATCGCGCACCAGGTACGACTTGCCAAGGCGGGGAATAGTGATCGCGTCGCCCTGTACAGGAATGGCGGCAAAGGCCGCCAGTCGGGCGCCGAAGGTGTTTTCGACGGTGTTGGTAGGAAGGCCCGATATCAGGTCGGGTTCTGAATACGCATCATCGAAAACGCCATCGACGGTGTACGGGGTGCCGCTTTGAGGCTGATAGACCGGAAGGGCTGCGCCCATGCCCTGCTCGCCGAAAATCGCGCTTACAGGGCCGTGCAACAGCTGGTCGAAGCTCAGCGCCATTTAACGGCTTTCGGACAGCGTGGCCGGGCCACGGCGCAGCACGGCGGCCGCCTCGGCGTCGACCAGGAAACCCAGGCGGGTCAAGCGCTCTACATCCGCTTCCAATACGCGGGCTTTATCACCTGGGCCAACGGACTTCCCGGACGAATCGACCACGGTGCGGCCTGGCGATACCAGGCGCGAAACTGCTTTAGGCTCAGCGCTCATTATTCGTTCTCCAGGTCGACCAGGGGCGCGCAAACCACTGCGCACAGGGAAGCGTTCACGCGGGAAGGGATCACCAGGGGAGAACTTTGCATCATCAGCATGCGCTGGCCCGGGTCTTCTTTAACCCAGGTTTTTGGCGCGTAGGGCAGACTCTGATAGTTAAAAGCCGGGTCCATGATCACGCCGAAAGCGCGAATGCCCATCAGGTCAGCGCCGGACATGAGCACGCTGCCATCCTCCAGCATCGGCTGTTCGACGCCGTCTTCGTCTACAAACCACTCGTTGTACAGCCACAGGTCGTATTGACCCCAGCGGCCTTTGTAGACGGCGCCCGGGGCGATTTGCGCGCCTGGGTTGATGGTGTTGCCGGCGGTGTTGAGGGTCGGGAACTTGATTGCGCCTTGCATAGCGGAACCGTTCAGGAAGCATTCCCAGGAACTGGTGGTGAAAACAATGTCGGTGGCCTGGGCACCGGACAGACGCAAAATGCGTTGCTGCCAGCGCTCAATCGACTTTTGCGGGATCGGGTCGAAACCCTCGGCGTCGAAGTTAGCCGCGACACCCCATTGCTTAGAACCAGTGAGTGCGATGGTCAAAGACGGGTCGCGGCCGAAGTCGATAACCTCGGTAGGGAAACCCTCACCCGACACCACCACCTGGCCAGTTTGCAGCGCGCTTGCCGCCATCCATTCCAGGCGACGGTCGATCATGTCGACCTGATCGGTCATTTCAAAATTGATGTTCGCCGATTCACGTTCGGCGCCCTTGAGCTGGCCACCGCCGATACGCTCGCCAATTTGGCGCATTACCGGCTTGCGCAGATCCGGCGCGCGCTTGTCCTTGATATACGGCGGTTTGTACATGTTCAACTGGCGGCCACGTTGCTCCACCAGCTTGCCTTCCACCAGGGGGCTGACAAACGGGGCAATACGACGTTTGCCTACGTCGATATCAATGGCCACGAACTCGGTTTCAGAAACCTGGATATTGGGGAAAAACTTGTCTAGCAAGAATTTCACCGGGCGTTTCAGGGTCGGAACGACTTGGATCAAGTCGACCGTAGTGAACTCAAGGTTCGGTAGGTTTGCGTCAGACATTACAGCTCCAGGGCAAAAGCGACCGGCCACAAAAAAGCCCGCTGGGCGGCGGGCTTGTGGCAAATCTCAGGCATAAAAAAACCCGCTCTCGGCGGGCTTGGGAAGTGGTCAGGCCTTACGGCGCGGAGTTGTTCAGCGGCGCCGCTGCGCTGATAGAGCTTTTCGCGTAAAGGCCGTATTTGCGCAGGGCCGCTGTCAGCAGGGCAGGGGACCAGCTCGCGTCATAGGTCAGGGCATTCAGGTTGAACTCCCCCGCGACATAAGCGCCGGCCGTACCAGGCACAGACAGGGTCAGGTCGTCGGCCATGATCGCGCTAGGGTCCTGGCTGCCATCGGTTGCGGTGCGAACCGATGGGGCATAGATCCCGGTAGCGTCGAAGGCGGTCACAGTGAACAAATCACCCGCCGCGAACGCAGTAGCACCGGCCGTCAGGGTCAGGCCGATTTCTGCGCTGGTGAAGGCGGTCCCCACGGTGGCCACGCCCAGGGCGACGCCTTCGGGGCTCACCACTGCAAAGTCGGTCGCGCTGGTCGCTGTGACGGTATAAGCACCGGTATTCGCCGATACGGTCGACAGCGCGCCAATGGTGCCGTTACCTGCGTTGGTCGCGGCCGCTACCGCCTCCAGGGAGTTGACCGACTGCAAACCCAGGACCTGGCCACGCTTATAGGTGCCAGCAGCCAACAGCACCGGCTGGCTCACCAGGTTGCGAGAATCCGCGATCAGCTGGTCAGGACGGTAAATCGAGGCGGAAACGCCAGGGCGCTGGGCGTTATCGCCCATTACTACGGGATTGAGGGACATAGAACCGATCCAATCAAAAGGGGTGGAAAACGGGCCTTATTGGCCAGCTTTGATAATTGCGGCAGCTACTGCCGACATGCCTTTAGGCAACTCACCGCCGTTCGCTTCGGGGCCGACCTGGGCAAAATTCAGGTTCGCCATGCGACCGCCCAGGCTCGCGGCAGGGGCCTTGGCACCACGCTGGCCACCGGCTTTCAGGACGTTAATGGCGGCCTTCTTGCCCAGGTTGGTATCGAAGGCAAGGGCGCCGGCTTGTTCGGCGCAGCCGTGGGCCAGGCCATAGGCGACAATCGCGGCGCAGCGGGAACGGTCAGCGCGCACGGCCTTGGGCGTTTCTTCGTCGCCGTCTTCTTCTTCGGCTTCGGGGTCGCCGTCGTCGTCACCCTCGGCGCGCCGGCCTTTTGCCTTCTTGGCCTTTTTGCCTTTCGGGGTGTCGTCGCTTTCGTCGCCTTCGTCTTCTTCGGCGTCCGGGTCCAGGTCGTCGTCTTCGGCGCGCTTACCCTTGGCGTTTTCTTCGTCGCCCGGGTCGTCGTCAAATGGCCCCTCGGCGCGGCGGCCGTCGGGTTTATCGTCTTCGCTCGACGCTCGCGCGCCACGGGCTGCCAAGCCGAGTAAATGGGCAAAAGAGGAAAGTTTGCTCACGGTTATAGATCCTTGTCGGGGGTGGGTTATGCCAGCTGTTGAATCAGCGAGCGAAAAGCGGCATCGGGCGCCATGACGGCATGCGCCAGGCCCATGTCGACGCCATCGGCGCCCAGGTAGGTGGCCGCCTGCGTTCGGCGAATTTTGCTCGGGGCAATGGCCAAATTACGGGCCACGGTGTCCACAAACAGTTCGCCCATGGTGTCGATATCGCCTTGAAAGCGGGCCAGGGCCTCGGGCGAAAGCGGGATTTCAGAATGGCCGTCGGCCTTGCGGTCGCCGTAAGTAATAAACGTGACCTGTAGGCCCGCATTGCTCAGCGCCTTGGACATGTCGACGTGCATGCAGATAACACCAATCGACCCCACACCACCTGTGCGCGGGACGATAATTCGATCCGCCGAACTGGCCAGCGCGTAGGCCGCCGAATAGGCCGACTCATTCAGAATCGACCAAATCGGCTTTTCGCCCCGCGCTTGATAGATCAGGTCGGCCAGATCGAAACAGCCGGCCACCTCGCCGCCTGGCGAATCCACATCCAGGGCAATGGCTTTAACCTTGGGGTCATACAGCGCGG